GCCTTACGGCTGCGGTCAACAACCAGCAGGTCACCATCACGGATCCCGTGATCGACCATGCTGTCACCGGCCGCCCGCACGAAGTAGGTGGCTGCCGGGTGGGCAATGCAGAGTTGGTTCAGGTCGATGGTCTGTTCGACGTAGTCCTGGGCAGGGGATGGGAAGCCGCATGCAGCAGGGGAGAGGAACAAGGGAATTTCTAATTTTGGGGCGTTGAAATCGGGAACTGCAAGCATGATGGCTGGCTCTGTTGTGCTGTATATATATACAGTATAGCGTTCCACAAAGAGAAGATCATCGTGGAGCGATTGACTCTGTATTGCTTGTGCCCATTTGAATAACCACCACCAGAGAGGCAGAATGCTACGCAGACTCAAAAAGATGGTGGAAGTTGCATGCTTATGTATCAGGCTTGGGAAGTTTGGGGGAAAAAGGGCATAGTGATTGCCGGCGTACTGGTATTGGCGGGGGTCGCCTTTCGTATAGGTCTATACCATCCAATCTTTGACTTTATGTGGAAAACCGATAACACAATGCTCTGCGTGACCAGTGCAGAACAAGGATTTGCCCCCAATCAAAACATCAAATATTGCAGCAAATTGTTCACGGAAAAACAGATCGTGAGAGATGCGGCTGACCCTGATTTTTATGGGTATGCGCCAGGCGCAAAGATTCAAACTGGAAAACATACATTCCGAAAATTGTACCAAGCGCTCACTGAGCAAGACCATCCGTTCAGGGCTCAAGTACCTAATTTTGACGTGTGGTGGAATGAGCTTCCTATCGATACAAAACTCAGAAGGGGGTAATGATGAGCTATAACCTATGCGCCTTGCCAAAAGAAGAGCAGGAAAAAGTTGAAGTGGAGAAGGCCGCAGCCTATGCGGTGTGGAAGGAGCGGAACCCCGAGATCAAGGTGCCAGCAGAGAGTGAAGCTGGGAACTACAAGGGAGAGATGCAGGCTTACTTCCTGCAGCAGGTGGAGCGGTATCGGAAGGTGAAGTAATGTCCCTAGATATTATTCAATTGGCGATCCTTCGGCGTGTGTTTCAAGTCGAACCAAAATTCAGTCGAGGTGGCGTGATGGTAACGCCATCGGCAAGCACTCAGGAGCCTGCCGTTCACTACATCAGAATCACCCCTGACCAAGATGACAGGTTTGTGATCGACTTCATTACGCGAAAGGGCAAAGACGCAATGGCATCTGGGTACTTCCATGAGGGGGATTTCTACATAGCCGAGCATGTTATTTCCGGCTGGCATTCAATTGACCGCCTCGTAGATGTATTGCCGAGAATTACTTGGTAACCCTGCTGGTTGAATCCCCGCCGCGCCAGCGTTAGTATTGCTCAAAGATGGCCAGAGTCCCCGTGACCCTGGCCTTTTTCATTTCTGGCCCGCCTCGTGCGGGCTTTGTCGTTTCTGGAGGGGAGTAAATGGGGAAAGAAGAGGAGTTCGCGACGGCTGCGGCTGCTGCCGGTGTGGCAAAGTCCGCACCGCCAGTGGTCGTGTCCGGCATGACGCTGGCCGGGTACTCGCTCAATGACTGGGTGCTGGCAGCCACGTTGACGTGGATCGCTGTCCAGATGGGCTGGTTCATCTGGTCGAATATCATCAAGCCGCGCCGCCAGCAGGGAGGTGCATAGTGAGCAAGGTCCGCATCGCAATCGCAGCTCTCACGCTGAGCGCCGCCGGCTTTGTGGGGATCCTGAATCGGGAGGGGTATGGCCCAGTGGCTTACCCCGACCCGGTACACGGCACCAAGATTCCCACTATCGGGTTCGGAAGCACCGAAGGGGTCAGGATGGGCGACACCATAACCCCTGTTGCTGCGGTGAATCGGAGCCTGCGGGAGGTGCGAGTGTTCGAGGATTCCCTCAAGGCCTGTATCCAGGCTCCCCTCCATCAGTATGAGTTCGATGCCTATGTCGAGCTCTCCCATAACATAGGCCCAGGGGCTTTCTGCCGCTCCACCATAGTGAAGCGCCTGAACGTTGGTGACTATCCTGGGGCGTGTGAGGCAATCCTGCTGTTCAAGCGCTCTGGCAAACAAGACTGCTCGGCGCCGGGGAATCGGGTATGCCCTGGGCTGTGGAAAGACCGGCTGCGCCTCAATGCCAAGTGCAAGGGGGAGTGATGGTAAAGACTCCGCAAAGCAGAGCGTTGCCGTTCCTGGCTGGCGCCCTGGTGATAGCTGCATTGGCCGGGGGCGGGGTGGTGCTCTACCAGTCCGGTCATTTCGATGGGGAAGAGGGGGAGCGCAAGACCTGGCAGGCGAAGTGGAATGAAGAGGCTACCAGGCTCGCCACCGCCAGAACCAAGGCTGAGCAGGAAGCCCGGGAAGAAGAGAATCGCCGGCAGGCTGAAATTGATGAGGTGAGAGACCATGCACAAGAAGAAATCGCCCAGGCACAAGCTGATGCCGTTGCTGCTAGCGTTGAGTCTGGCCGGTTGCGCGAGCAAGCCCGCTGCTTGGCAGCCCGAGCAAGTCAGTGCGCCAGCTATCCCAGCACTGCCCAAGGAGGCCAGGCAGCAGAACAGCCTGCAATGGTGCTCGCCGACCTGCTCAGCCGGGCTGATGAACGAGCGGGTGAGCTGGCAGCAGCGTATGACAGAGCTCAAGCATCAGGATTAGCCTGTGAACGAGCCTATGACTCCCTGCGCACCGCGACCATGCAACCCCGCCCATAACGGCGGGGTTTGTCTTTCTGGGGAAGGGGAGAAGGTGATGCAGATGAACTGGAGCAGTGAAGTGATAAACGGTATCGACGTGACTGGGGTGATCGCCAGCGTAGAGCACTACGACGGAGGTGAGGCCCTGGTTGTTCTTTCCTCCGGTGTTTCCGTTGTGGTTCCAGCTACTCACAAGCCGGTACCTGGTGACACCATCGTTGAAGGCGAGCTATCTCTCTAAATGGCAAAGACCGACTGGGCAGAGCTCAATGCAGAATTCCTGCAGGAGCATGAAGCGACCGGCATCAGTGCGAAAGACTGGTGCGATAGCCGCGGCCTTAACTACAACTCGGCGCGTCGCTATTTGAAATCTCGGGGGCAATCCCCTGCGCAACCCGATAAATCTCGCGTAGCTGCGCAAACTGCGCATCCCGAAGTGCGCAAAACTGCGCAATCCGCGCAAAGTGCGCAAGCCAAGGGGAATGAAGCCAAGGGCAAAGGGGGAGAGAGGAGAGGGGGAAAGTCATCCACATCCACTCACACCTCACCTGACTCAGCCCAGAACTCGAAAACCAACGGCCGTGACAGCACTGGCCGCTTCATCGAGGGGAACCCTGGCAATCCCAACCCACCCAATCAATGGAAGCCCGGCGACCGGCCGGCACTGACCCATGGCGGTTACGCCCAGTTCCTCGACGCTGAGGAGTTGTTCGACCATGCCGAGGAGTTGCGGCTGACGGATGAGCTGATATTCACCCGGGCTCGCGTTATCTCTGTCACCAAAACCATGAAGTCCCTACAGCAAGATCTGGTTGAGGCAAAAGAGGTGACCGACCGGATCGCGCTCTATGACAAGATCTTGCGGGCTGAGCAGGCACTCGACCGCAACATCCAGCGTATCGAGTCCATCGAGAGGACCCTGAGCGCTCTGCGCATCGATGAGGTTACAGGGCCGAAGATTGAGGCTGACACCAAGCGCATAAACGCGGCGACCCGCAAGCTTACCGCCGAAGCCGACAGGCTGGAGAAGGATGGTGGGAGTGAGGCAACGCCTGTCAGTGAGATGGTCACAGAGCTGCAGGGGATGGGGACTGGCGGGCTGATGAGTTGAGAATGGTGATACAATGCGCAGAAAGCATCGAAACTTGGAGGCAAGAGCTTGAATAAACCAGCAATTTTTGTAGGTTTGGCATTCGTTGCATCAGTTATTCTTGTGGATAAATATGAATGGATAAACCGTATATCTGGGAATGGTATGGTTAGTGGTTTTCTCTTTATATTGATCGCGACATTTATTTTACCTTTCTGGGAAGAGCGGCAACGAGCATTACATGGAAATAAGAAGTCAATAGCTGAAATTGATGGGGCCGTATTTAGGCTGGAAAGTTGCTTGGTTAAGCTGGTCGGCCAGGCAAAACATTTTTATGTAGGGCCTGAGGGTGCTAAACAACCTATGGACTTCAACGAGATTGAGTGCATTAGGTCATTATTGGCAGATGCAGATAACTATCCACACAAGAAAGAGATGCTGAGAAGAATTTCATTAGCTATTGAATGCATGAATGAATGCTTAGAGAAAAATACTCAGTATATTCAGCAGCTCATAGATAGGAGGCTTTCGGGGAAAAATGTTCATCACAACGATCCATCCCTAAAGTATGCATGTAAGAACACATGTCATGCGCTATATCATTTGAATAAACTGAAAGAGTGTTTGCAAAGCAAGGTTGTTCATGACTCTGCACACATAAGTAATGATGAAATGGAGCGTTTGGTAACAGAAAAGGTTTTTTCTGAGGACGTGGATGAAGCCAATAAAGTGATCGAATGGCTTAGTTCCGACAAACCATTTATGCAAATAGCTAGACAATTTTAAGTTAATAATTTTAACAACCCGCTTCGGCGGGTTTTTTATTTCCTGAGATCCCCCATGACCGAACCCGATACCTCCGCCATGACTGAGCAGGAGCAGATGGCCTACATCCGCTCGATGCTCAGCGATAAGTGGTGGCGGATGAACAACCTCTACATGATCGAGAACGAGCAGGGCAAGCTGGTGCGCTTCCGACTGCGCCCGGCGCAAGAGCTGCTGTTCCGGACCATGTGGTACCTGAACATCATCCTCAAGGCGCGCCAGCTCGGGTTCTCCACGGCCATCGATATCTACCTGCTGGACGAGGCGCTGTTCAACAACAACATCAAGTGCGGGATCATCGCCCAGGATCTGACGGCGGCCGGCGAGATATACCGCACCAAGATTGAAGTGCCGTTCGATAACCTGCCAGGCTGGCTCAAAGCCCAGTTCAAGGTGGTGGCAAGGCGCGGCGGGGCGAATGGCGGCCATATCCTGTTCCGGCATGGCTCCAGCATTCAGGTGGCCACCTCCTTTCGCTCCGGTACCGTCCAGCGCCTGCATGTATCCGAGCACGGGAAGATTTGCGCCAAGTACCCAGAGAAGGCCAAGGAGGTGCGCACCGGTACCCTCAACGCCATTCACCCTGGGGCAATCGCCTTTATCGAGAGCACAGCAGAAGGGGTTGGCGGCGACTTCCACAGCATGAGCATGAAGTCTCTGGAGCTGGCGCGAGCCTCTGGTGAGCTGAGCCAGCTCGACTGGAAGTTCCACTTCTTCGCCTGGTGGCAAGACCCCAAGTATCGCGCTGATGTTCCCGCGTCAGGCGTGGTGATGAGCAAGACCCAGGCCGAGTATTTTGCCGCCGTCGAGAAGGCGATGGATTGCACCATCACCGACGAGCAGCGCCAGTGGTACGTACTCAAGGAGGCGAACCAGGGTGCAGAGATGAAGCAGGAGTTCCCCAGTACGCCGCTGGAGGCTTTCCTGACCTCTGGCCGCAGAGTGTTCGACCCCATCGTTACGATGGAGGCGGAGGGCGATTGCATGGCCCCGCTCATCGTCTATGACATGGACCCGGTTACCTGCAGGCGCGAGAAGGCTCGCAAGCCGGAGCAATTGGACGAGCGGGGGCAGCGCTCGCTCGAGAACATGCTGCTGGTCTGGGAGCTACCTGACCCCGATGAGGATTATGCCGTCGGCGCTGACGTGGCCGAGGGGCTGGAACATGGTGACCGTTCATCCTTTGATGTTATAGCCAAGAGCGATGGCCGGCAGGTAGCCCATTGGTTTGGGCACCTGGATCCCGGGTTGTTTGCCCAGCTACTGGCCCATGTGGGCAAGTGGTACGGTACCGCCGAGCATGGCCCAGCCTTCATTGGCCCCGAGCGAAACAACCACGGCCATGCCGTGCTGCTGGCCCTGCGGGATCACTACCCAGTGCGCCGCATTTATGCCCAGGAATACATCGACCGGGACCGAGACGACGAGACACCGCGCCTTGGTTGGCTCACTACCCGGCAATCCAAGCCGATCGTGGTTGATGGCCTCAAAGACCTGATGCGTGCCGGCCAGTCGGGGATCCGCTGGATAGGCACAATTCACGAGGCAACCACCTACGTCTACGACAAAAGCGGCAGCATGAACGCCCAGACCGGTTGTTACGACGACCAGTTGATGAGCTACATGATCGCCCAAGAGATGCGAGCCCGCATGCCTGCCCGCATCGTCAAAT